GTCGTGAATAAATTCCTGTCTTATCTATTCTAGATATCAATACTGTGATTATGGGTATTGCAAGTTTTAAAAGAGCAAACACTTCATCCTTATAACAACTTTCAATTTCTTGATACTTAATTCTAATTTTCTTCATTGTTTCTCTTTCCTTCTCAATTCCTCCTCCATAATCTTCCTGCCAATGTCTCAAAAACATCATAAAATTTCTCAATTTAACTCTCCTATACTCCTTCACTTCTTCAAAATAATCTTCTGTATCAAGAAATTTATCCACTATCTTCCTCATGTTCTTTGTTTCCATCCAATTTTCCTGAAACTGTATTTGCATCAATGCTGCTTTCCAATCCCAAAAACACTTAGCAAGAAATTCTGGTCCTTCTTCAACTTCTTTATATTCATGCCAATCTTCTCTACCGCTCTGAGGTCTTATATCTAAGATATAATCGGAGCCGAACATAACCTCCTCTTCTTCGGGGCTATATCTTTGCGCTTCACCCACATCTCCTCTCGTACCGTTAACGAAATCAATCATCAACTGATCGAAGGAGAGTTCTATAGGTTCAACTCCAATTTTCAATAATTCAATATTGATTCTATCCTTCCAATATTCCATTTTTCCTCTTCCATGGTGAAACATTTCTCTAATAACACAATCGGCATTCTGTCTTATTGCATCAAGAGGATCTATTTTCCCTGACACCCAATTTAAAATTTCTAATACATCATTCTCTTCCATTGGTGCAAACCATAATCCTCCTTCAGGCCTAAATCCTCTTTTCAAAAAAGTCAATTTATCCCATCTTTGCATCTGATAACTCTCACCAACTATTTTTGTTGGAGATGTGTAAGTAATTCCAATCAATTTAAAAACTCTCTGTACAATTGGGAATCTCCACCACCACATCCATTTTGCTAATGTGTTGAAAAAGTCGTCACCTGACGTTTTAATATCAAGGCAACTTCTAATTTGATTAGTCTCCAACAAAAAATCGTCCATCACATCTCTAGCTTTACAAAACTCTTCAAAGTCATAAGGATCCAAAGGTCTTTCTTTCTCTTCCAACTTTACATGAGGATGTCCTGTATAAAACCAATCCAAAGCCTCTTCCCAATTTTCTTTCTTAATTGCTTTATGGATTATATCACACACCTTGAGAAGAGACCATCTATGATAAATCTGTCCCAATCCACAATTCTTAATTGCAGTTTGGAAAGAACCTGATCCTCTCCCATCTCACATCCATCTTCTTTGCAAATAAGATCTGCTCCCACTTGTATTTTGATCTTATTTCCATCATCCATAAGTATTCCTCTTCGTATGTATCTTACATCATGTTCTTCTCTTTCTTCTTTTCGCAAAAGATGCTGACCTCTATCATACCATAACTGTACAATATCAGCCCACATACAATTTGCTTCATTTTCCATTGTAGTATCCCAGTGCTTAGAATCTCCATCGTGCTTATTGGTCTCTTTAAAAGGTCCTAGATATTCTGTAGATTGTACAATATCGGCCCAGTCTCTTGAACCTGGATTTACTCCAAGTACAAAACCTGTGCCTATTGGATCATCTAATATATTTTCTATAAAAGCTCCACAGTATTGTCGTCCCAATAACAAATGTTCAACCATTGCATTAAAGAAACCTCTTGTTCCTCCTGTATCAGATTTTTCAAGTGGCAACCTTTCATCCTTCAAATTCATCACTGTTATCATTACACCTGTTCTTCCTTTTCGGTACTCCTCTTCCATTATTTTAATTTTCTCTTCCAATTCCAATTTTGCTGTGTAAATTCCATCTTTAAATTCAAACAACCACCATTTTCCTTTTCCTTCTCTTTCTATCCATCCAAAACCCG